TGGACAGCGAAACGCTATTCACCCTGATGTTCATCCGTCACGACTGGCGCGACTACATCCTGCGCAAGTATCCGCGCCACAAGCTGGCGGACAACGGGACTCGCTACGGCATCGGCCAGGCCGTTGTCACGCCGAACGTAATGAAAGCCGAAGCCATCGCCAAGTTTCGCGAATGGGAGGAGCTCGGGCTTGTCGAGAACATCGATGACTTCAAGGCCAACCTGATCGCCGAGCGCAACGTCAGCGATCCGAACCGCCTCGACATGCTGTTGCCGCCAGACCTGGTAAACCAACTGCGCATCGTCGCCAACAAAATTCAGTTCCGCCTGTAAGGCGGGCTTCAGGAGAACCACCACATGGCTGGCAAACGCGTTGGCGGCATCATCAGTTTGAAGATCGATGGCGATATGTACTTCGCCAAAGGTGCCTTCACCTACAACATCGGCAAGCCGAAGAAAGAGGGCGTGGTCGGTAGTGACCGTGTACACGGTTATAAGGAAACTCCTCAAATCCCCTTTGTCGAAGGTGAGATCACCGACCGACAGGAAATGAGTCTGGAGGCGCTGCTCGACACCGTCGACGCAACGATCACGCTTGAGCTGGCAAACGGCAAAGTGATCGTCCTGCGTGAAGCCTGGTACGCCAATGAAGGCACAGGCAACACTGAAGAAGGCGCTATTCCTGTGCGCTTTGAAGGCATGTCGGCCGAGGAGGTCAAGTAATGGCGAAGGAAAAACAGCTGGTTCTGAAAGAGCCGGTGCAGTTCGGTAGCGAGTCAGTCACCGAGTTGACCATCTCCCGCAAGCTCAAGTACCTGCGCGGCCACTCGCTGCGCATTACCTCTGACGGCAAGGGTAGCGGCGCAATCGATCTCGACTTCTCAACGCTTATTGATCTCGGTTCGAAAATGGCCGGCCGTGCGCCGTCGTTTGTCGACGACATGGGCGAAGACGATCAGGCCGTTCTCATCCAGGAAGCCCGTGATTTTTTGCTGGCGCACCTCGGGGGTGGCAGTCCGGTGTGACTGTCGTCGTCAAGGTGATGGGCGTTCAGCCCTCTGAGGTCATGGAAATGGACTTTGACGATTTGAACTGGTGGCTTGAACGGGCAGAGGAGTGGACGGAGTGGCAGACAAAGGCTACGGATTAAGCGTCATCATCGGTGCTGTTGACCGGCTGACTGCTCCGCTGCGCGGAATGTTGGGCAAGGTGCAGGGCTTCACTGCAGGCGTCGGTCGAGCAATCGACCGAACTGGCCTACCCATTTTTACCAACAGTTTGAAGAACGTCGGGCACGCCGTCGGCGGTGTTGGCAGCGCAGTGGGTGCCAGCTCGGCAAAGTTGCTTGGGCTTGGTGCAACGCTGGGGATTACCGGCGCTGCGCTCGGTGTTTTTGTCGAAGGGTATGCGGATGCAACTGGCGCGATTGGCGATACCGCCGAGCGCACCGGGATCAGTCGTGAGCGATTCCAAGAGTTAGGCTTTGCCGCCAAGCTGACCGGCTCCTCGTCTGAGGTGCTGGCTGGCGCTCTGCAAAAGATGAACATCAATGTCGGTGCCGCTACAAAAGGTTCGAAAGAGCTCAAGGAGATGTTCGCCGGTTTGGGCATCAACATTCGTGACTCCGGTGGAAAGCTGAAAAGCACTGACGCCCAGTTCGATATGTTTGTCGATCGAATTTCAAAAATCAAAGACCCTTCGCTGCAGGCCCAGGCGGCAGTGAAGATATTCGGTAAGAGTGCGACAGAGCTTTTGCCGCTGATCAGGGGAGGGAGCGCGGGCCTCAAGGACATGTCCAGCGAGGCTCGTCGCCTTGGGATCGTTCTATCCGACGATGCTGTCAGGGACGGTGAAGCCTTCGGCGACATTCTCGACACGCTCAAGGCGTCGGTCGGCGGTGTGGGCAACATTATCGGCACTGCGCTCGTTCCCGAACTCAGCAAGATGTCCACCTGGCTCACTGAGTCGATCGTCAAATACCGGCCCCAGATTGAAGCTTTCGCCACGGCCTTTGCCAAGAACTTGCCGGGCAATATCGAGAAGATCGTCGGTTTCCTCGGTGATCTGTACGACGGTATTCAGCCGGTAATCAGTGCGGTTGGTTGGCTTGCCGATACCTTCGGTGGCGCCAATGTAATTCTGGCTGCGGTGGGCGCGTACATCGGAGGCGGGCTTGTGGTCAGCATTTTCAATCTGGGGATGGCTTTCAAAGGCCTCGGCATTGCGATTGCCACAACGCCTGTTGGCTGGTTCCTTGCGGCAATCGCCCTGATCGCCGCGGCCGCGTACATCGTCTACCAGAACTGGGACCAGATCGTGGCCTTCTTTGAGGAGAAATGGGCGGGCGTTAAGGCTGCGTTTAGCGACGGGATCATCAACGGCATCTGGAAGCTATGGAAAGAATACAACCCGGTCACGCTGATGACTGAGGCGTTCATGGGGTTGGTGAAGTACCTGACGGGTTGGGACCTCGGTGCAATCCTGGGTGCCAAGGTCAAGGACGCGATTAGCGCGATGAAAAGCGCCATCCCCGATTGGGCTGCCGAGATGCTGGGGATTGAAATTTCCACCAGTGACCAGCCCGCAGCGCCTAGTTCCGATCAAATTCCGGATCAAGCCGCCACAAGGGCGTCTGCGCCAGAGTCGAGCGCAGCCGCTCCAGGCGCAGAAAAGGAACTGTCTGACATTGGCCGCCGTGCGGCACAGGTTGGTAATGATACGGCGAAGATCGTAGCTGCACCTCCATCAGAAGTTCGGGTGAAGGTCGACTTCGCAAATATGCCCGCGGGCACAAAGGTCAAAACCGAGGGCAGCCAGGGGGCGCAATTCGATACGAACCTGGGCTACTCAATGGCGAATTAATCGGAGCCACCCATGGGCTGGAGAGACAACTACCGCGCCGCGAGCTTTCGCGGCGTTTCTTTTTTTGTAGAGTCCGCTGATAGCACGCACGGTCGCCGCCAAGCGGTGCACGAGCATGCCCAGCGGGACGTTCCTTACACTGAAGACCTTGGCCGAAAGGCTCGGGAGTTCTCCGTTTCCGGCTATCTGATCGGGACGGATTACCAGACCCAGCGCGACGAACTGGAGAAAGCGTGCGAAACCGCGGGGCCTGGCGTTCTGGTTCACCCGTACCGCGGTGAGATGACGGTCGAATGCCGAGGCCTTGGAATCAACGAAAGCACGGCCGCCGGTGGCATGTGCATGGTGAAGCTGACCTTCCTCGAAGCAGGGGAGGCGTCTTACCCATCAGCGAAGGTCGACACCGTCAATGCCATCAGTGCGAAGGGCAATGCCGTTACTGCTGCGGCTGAAAAGGGTTTTGTATCTGATTTCCTGACCACTGGTTTTCCTGCGTATGTCACCGAGTCGGCCGCAACCGGGCTTTCTGACCTCGGAGAATTCATGTCGGCACCGGGCGTGAGCTTTGGTGGAGATCTGCAAGCCGCGTCTGACTTTTACCAGCAGGCGAAAGGGCTTTCGGCAGACGCCTTCAGCTTGGTCCAGCAGCCATTGAACATGGTCAGCAGGATCACCGGTTTGTTTGGCTCGGTCCGCGGGGCTTTCGGTAGCAATGCGTTGAGCATGCTAACCAGCCTTTTTGACCGGTCGCCGTCCAGTTATTCGGGCAGCACCTCAACGCCGAGCCGCCGCCAGCAAGCCACGAATACGGTTGCTCTAAATTCGCTGGTCCGCCAGGTCGCAATTGCTGAAGCAGCGAAGGCCGCTGTGGTAACGCAGTCCACGGTATCCACACCGATTCCAGTCGTTCCGGGAAGGGTTGCCACCACTGTCCAATCGTCTGCTCAGACGTCGAACGTGCGAACCACGCTGGCGCCCACGGTCTACGACAGCTATCAGGCGGCGATCAAGGTCCGCGAGGAACTGGTCGACCGCATTGATGCTGAAAGCGAAGCCACCCCGAACGATGAGGTCTACGTGACGCTGTCGGATTTGCGGACCAGCGTCATACAGGCGGTGCCGAACCCAGAACAGGATCTCGCTCGGATCGTCCAGTACGTGCCGAAAGAGACGCTGCCTTCTTTGTTGGTGGCTTATCAGATCTACGGCGACGCCGGTCGAGCTGACGAAATCGCCACTCGCAATGGCCCACGACACCCCGGCTTTTTGATCGGCGGCAATCAGCTCGAGGTGCTTGCTGATGGATGACCTCGAACTGCTGGTTAACGGAATGAACTACTCGGGCTGGACATCCCTCGGGGTTACCCGGGCGATCGATGCCGCGACAACCGCTTTCACCTCATCACTCACTGAGCGATGGGAGGCCGGCGATAGCTCTCCCGCCCAGGTGGAACCCTGGCCGATTGTCCCGGGTGACGCCTGCGAAGTTCGGCTGGCTGGCTTTCCGATGGTGATTGGCTACGTCGACATTTTCAAACCGTCGTTCAGCGACACGGACCACACCATCAACATTCAAGGGCGGGACAAGGTTGCTGATCTGGTTGATTGCAGCGCCGTGCACACGCCTGATGAGTGGAAAAATATCAACCTGCTCAGTTTCGCGAAGATTCTTGCAGCGCCGTTTGGGGTGACCGTCACAGCGGAGATTGATGTGGGAGAGCCTTTCCCGGTCTGCAAGCTGCAACAGGGTGAGACAGCTTTCAAAGCGATCGAGCGTTACGCCCGGCAGCGAAAAGCCCTGCTGATGCCTGACGGCGCCGGCGGGCTCCTCATCACTCGCGCTGGCGTGCGTCGCGCCCAGGTCTCTCTGGTGCAGGGCGAAAACATCAAGAACGCAAGCGGCACCATCGATCACAGCCAACGGTTCAGCAGCTACCTGGTGAAAGGTCAGGCCAGCTACAGCGCTGACAGCACCGGCGAAACTGAAGCGCACATATCAGGCGGCGTAACGGACAGTGGCATTAGTCGATATCGGCCGATGCTGCTGGTTGCCGAGACTGGCGGTACCTCCTCAAGCCTGCAGGACCGCGCGACCTGGGAAGCCAATAGCCGAATCGGCAAATCTGCCGCGGCGAGCATTGAGGTTTATGGATGGCGGCAAAGCCCTGGCGGACCTCTGTGGGAGCCGGGACTGCTGGTTTATGTGCGGTCGGCTTGGCTTCGGATGGATGGTTGGATGCTTATCCGCCAAGTGACCTATGAGCGAGGCGAGGGCGGGACTACCGCCAAGCTTGAAATTGTCAGCCCCCAAGCCTTCGACCCTGAGCCGCCTGACGGGAAGAAAGACAAAAAAGGGAAGGCCGGGAAAAAGGGTGGCCGAAACATTTGGGCTGAAGCCATTGGGGAAGAGGAATCGCCGAAATGAATGAAGTGCTTCGAGACATGGGCAACCGGGTCATGATGATGTTTGGCCGTGGCGTGTTGCGTGCTGTGACCGACACCGGCCCTCGACAGCAGGTACAGGTGGAGCTGCTGAAGGACGAGCTCCGCGACGGCCTTGAACACATGCAGAACTATGGCTTCACCAGTCACCCGCTCGGCGGTGATGTAGCAGTGGCCTTCCTCGGAGGCAATCGCGAGCAAGGAATTGTTCTGGTGGTCGATGACCGCCGGTACCGAATCCCCCTGCTCGCTGGTGAGGTCGCCATCTATGACGATCTCGGCAACAAGATTGAATTGCTGCGCGAGATGGTGAAGGTCACGGCTGTTCAGCATGTCGAGGTAGTGGCTCCGACGATTAAGCTGGTCGGCGACCTTGAGGTGATCGGCAACATCAAATTGACGGGCACCGTCTTCAACAACGGCAAGAATATCGGCAGCACTCACCAGCACAGCGGCGTAACTGCCGGCAGTGGTAACTCAGGAGCGCCTGTCTGATGGCCGATGCCGCGATGGTAATGACCGAAAGCGGTGGGGAGTTGGTCCTGTCGGGCTTCGACCTGGCACGCGACGACGGCCTTGAAACTGCTGTGATCATCAGCCTTTTCACGGATCGCCGGGCCAGCCCCGAGCAGATCCCTGTCGAGTTGCCGCAGGACGACCTGCGCGGCTACTGGGGGGATATCGCTAACGCCAAGCCATCGGACCAGACCGGTTCGCTGCTGTGGCTGCTCGCCCGCGAAAAGCAACTTCCGCAAGTCCTTGGTCGAGCCCAGCAGTATTGCCGGGAAGCCTTGGCCTGGATGGTAGAGGACCAGATCGCCACGCGCGTTGAGGTCACCGCCGAGTTTGTGGCCAGAGGCTGGATGCTGATCCTCGTCGATATCTACCGGCCGACCGGCTCGCCGGTTCGCTATCAATACAACTACGAATGGGCGGCTCAAGCCGCGAAGAGGGCTG